CTATCCTATTTTCACGATTCCTTCGGTCTTGCTCATTTCATTTTGTACCCTGACTTCATCAACATGATTATACCGTTCCATCGTCATGGTTATGTCCGCATGTCCCATTATGTATTGCAGGCTCTTGACATCTACACCGCTTTCCGCTGCTCTGGTGCAGAATGTATGCCTTAATATATGCGCACTGATATGTGGCAGTAGAAAAGGCTCTCCGTGCTCCTTATCTGCCTGTTTAAGCTCTTTCTTGTTGTAAGCCTTGATTATGTTGCGTAAAGCACTGTCAAGAACCTGTGGGGCAAGCTGATTACCTTGGTGATTGAGGAAAACAAAGTTCTTCAAGCCTGCTACTGGCTGTTCCTTCGCACGCTTTCCCAGTAACAGATCATACTCTCTCTGCTTCATCAGAGCCTTTTTAGCAGTCTTCGTTAATGGGATGTCTCTTTCTCCTGCTTCTGTCTTCAATGGCTGAATATGGAACTTACAGCCGGTTCCGTCCAGATTCCGATATACCAACTGTCTACGTACATGGATCATGTTCTTTTCCAGGTCGATATCATCCCAGAGCAGACCACCCAGTTCACCAACACGAAGCCCCGTAGATAACGCAAATACAATCAGTGGATAATGGATTTTATACGAATTGCTGTTTTTCGTAAACTCCAACATGGTTTCCTGTTCCTCAATCGTCAAGGCTCTTTTCCTGCTCACTTCTTTATCAATTCCTTTTCTGCTTCCCTTTGCCGGATTCTTCCTGATCATATCAGAATCAACTGCTGCCTGCAGGCATTCCGATAATATAATGTGATATGCCCTGATCGTTCCAGGTGAATATCCCTTTTCCAGTAAATCCGCATACAGTCTCTTTACGTGGATCTGTTTTATTTCTGAAATCTTCATTATTCCCAAGGCACTGGGAGCAATGGCGTTTTTCCAGTACGATTTATAGTTGCATCGTGTACTGTCTCTGATGTTCTTCTTCGTGCTCATGAACAGCCGGAAGAACTCATTTAAGGTCAAATTGCCACCCTTTGTATAAATTCCATCCATCTGGTCACGTTTTATCTGCTCTTCCTTTTTTCTCAGCTCTGCCAGGGTAAGTGCATATACAGTGCTGCGTTTCCCGTTACTATCCGTCCATTTATAGCAGTACCGGCCATCTTTGTTCTGCGATTCACCTACACGCAATACACGGCCTTTATTGTCTACTCTTTTAGCTCTCGCCATGCTGTCACTCCTTTAAGGAAAGGGCAGCAGTTGCCGCCCCTTTCTATGATTGTCCTATTTTATTCCCAGAAAGCTACACACAAATCTGAAAATTGTGTATGTTTGGTCATAATCTGCTTTCTCTAACATCTCTATGAGTTTCTTTTTGTAGTCCATATTAATATCCTCTATTTTTTATTACTCTGGCAATGAATCTATAGAAGAATTCAAGCAAACTATCGTCATTTATTTTCTGCAGTATCTCAACAGTTTCTTTTTTATAATCCATGTTATGCCTCCGCCACTTTCACATTATCTTTAATCCGCTTTACCATCAGATAATTAGCAAGGTTATGCACTCTCTTAAGGTCTTCCAGATCATTCATCATTAATGCATCTATAATCAGCCAGAAACGCTCCTGATCTTCCTCTGATAATTCCATAAAGGCTTCATTGCCGGAACAAGCTATCCGAAAGAGTTCTGCCAGCTCATAGATGTGCTGTAATGATCTTCTATCTTTGTTAGCCTGGACAACGTCCATAATTGCCTTTCTGCAAGGAACCTGAGTTAAATTACATTTCTCCATTGTTTTCTGCCTCCTGTTCCTTTTTAATCTGCTGGTTATAGCATCCTCTAACAAATCCAAAAGCTAAGTCTAATAGTTCTACATCATCCATCCTTAACACCATACTAATAATATCTGACTGCCTGGACAATGCTCGAACCTGCTCACGACACATATTCCAACTTTCTTCCCATTCTTTCGCCTCTTCCTTTGCTTCCTCGAGCTGTTTCTTGAGATCTGCGATAATCTCTGTTGCAAGAGCTGTACTTACTTCTTCTGTCTCCTGTGCCGGAACACCTGTGGACTGCATCACTTCTACTGCTTCTTCTGCCTTTAATACTTCCTTTTTACTCATTTCTCATTCTCCTCTCTCTAACTCACGAATACTGTCACATACCTTTGCGGATATAAACCCACCAAAGAAAATCACAAGAACGTTCATTACTGATATCATTCTGTCCATTCCTTTCTTTTGTTGTCTGAGGGGAATGAGTATGTTATAATACGCACAGCCCCTCAATTTTGATCGTTTGTCGGGTTACTTTGCCTTTATCAGAGTTGCCGCTCTGGTAAGGGCTTTTTTATTAAATTGCTTCTACCTGAGACTTTCCGAAGAAACTGGCTTTATATGTTGCCCCATCTCCTCTGCTTCCCCAGATAAGAGAACATCCAAATAATGCTGATGCTCCATGCTGTACCTTATAACCAAGCTCTTTCCACTTAGCAAAGGTATTGGTTTCCTCCGTGATGCCTGCTGCATGTTTCGCATCTTCGATTCTCTTTGCATTGATTTCTTCTGCCTTTGCAGATAACCATGCTCTGTGAAGTGCTTCTGCAAAGCTGATATTCTTTGTCTTGCGGTAAACTTTCCATGCTTTCAACATGATCTTGCTGAGATTGTACTTCATTATGCTTTCCTCCTTTGCTTTTCAAGGTTTCTCAGTCCTTCAAGCATCTTCCTGACTATTGATATGCCCTATTGCGATTCTCACAGGTATATGACTTGAAGTATTGGGGGCTTTCGGCTCTCCCGGCTGTTGTCTGTTCCCTTGAACTGATTATATTATATCGGATATGTACATATCTTTCAATTAGCATTATTGCTAATTATGTACATATCTTTTCATTTATTTTGTATATGTACATATCTTGAAATATATGCTATAATTTAAGAAAATGGGGAAAGTATGTCTTTTATTTATTCCCTTTCCCAGAAAAGAGGTTATTAATGGCTATCAGCGACAAAAGAAAAGAAAGTATGTATAATTATGCTAAAAAAAATCTCAAACGTATTCCTTTAGATGTCCAAAAGGAAAAATACGAGGAAATCAAAGCCGCTGCAACTGCTGCTGGTGAATCCGTAAACGGATATATAAAAAAAGCTGTAGATCAGCGAATGGACCGCGACAATGCATAATCATTATTATTCACGAAAGGATGCGCTACCATGACCAAACGCTTATATACTTGTGATGATATTATGAATCTGCCTGATTTTATCCGGGTGGAGCTACTTGACGGAATAATTTACACAGATGACTTTACAGATTTAGAGATTGACGAAGAAGTTTTCCAGAATCCACCATCTGAGGAGCATCACGTTACCTATCGTCTTTCTATCGTTAAAAAATAAAACAATACCTGATATTTTACTGTTCCATTTGCATAGGAGGATTCCATGAGCCTTTTTAATAAAATTAAAAGTGTTTTCAATTCATCATCTGATGATGTCCCTGATGCTCAAACCATCTATTTCAAAAATGGAGAGATGTACAAAGTATATCCCACCGATAAAGAAAGCTGGTACGATGCCAGATATCTGGTTTCAGATGGGGTAAAATATGATCTGGAGAATCTGGATGATTTAAAGCGCATTCCTGTACCCAAATTCCCACCACATCAAAATATAATGGAGGGATATGGCGTTACTGGAAATTTAGATTATGTTTTAAGAATGAAAGCTGGAAACTTTTATAATCGCAAAGATAAAATAATGTGTTCTGCCTGTTTATGGAAATGCACCGAATTAATGCTCGCCCATCCTTTGTCTTGGGAGGAAAGTCATTTTTATCGAATAGTACAGTGGCATGTGGAAATGGGAATGTTTGACGAAGCTGACAAGGCTGAGAAATATATATATTCTGTACTTGATCATGATGCAAATTATCAGCAATTGATCAATCATATAAAAGATAATCCTGAGTACATAAAACAGCAGGAGACATTTCATAAGAAAAATCTGATGCGTAAAGAATACTATCATATTTTTTATGAATTGCCTGAACTAGCCCCCAAATCTTTTAGTGCTTATAGCAGAATGAAAAATGCTCAAACGAAAAATTTTCTCAAACTTAAAGATCAAGCAATAAAACATGGGATTTCAATAAGCTAAAACTGAATATAGTATATTTATCCAGGCAGCCAGTAGAGCGGCTGTGGTTCCCTGATCCTGAGCCTTGACAGGAGGGAATGCTTATGAGCGATTATGAGATTTTTATGATAATCCTGACGACAGCCAGCTTAATTGTATCTATCCTTACATACACACATAAGAAATAGCCGCCCTGCTCTCTGGTAAAGAATAGGCGGCTAAATCTTAGCTAAACATATTTGCCAGGACGGGGAACCTTGACTTCCCTTACTGGCTGTCTTGATAAGTATATTATATGCCAGCTTCAGGAATTTGTCAATTTCCCGTTGCAAATCACCCATATCTCTTACTATCCCCATTTTCTTCTTATACCGCTTCGAGGTATGCCAAATCTTTCACCGCTTCAAGTCGTTTCTTACAAGCTCTGTATATTTCCTGATAATGTTTCCCTTGCATAATTCCCAGATCAACCTCATGCAAAATGATATTTTCCATTAAAGACAAGTTATTAAGCTGCATCACCGTAGCTTCGTCCCTTTTGTTGATTCCTGCCATTTTATTTGCCAGTCTGGTATAAGTCATATAAAGCATTTCTGCATGACTGCTTCCCTGCCCCTTTGCATACTCAACAAGTTTCTGAATCGTATCCGTCTCTGCCTTTCTGGTAAACTTTCCTGCCTTCCGGGTTTCAATCCACATTTGAGTAGATTTCTCGCGGATAAAGTTCTCCATCTGATTAAATGCCCGGATATACTGCAATTTCCATTCAAGAGCTTCTTTCCCGGTAAAACCCATTACCAACAATGAAAAGCCATCTCTCGTCATTAAAAACATAGGATATCGTTTTCCACGATTCTCGTAAGTTGATTCGAAGAAAAATTTCGCTCCACCATTTTGGACACCTCTTTTTCCTATCAACTCTCCATACATTCTTCTTATTTCGGCTATCAGCTTGTCATGCCTCTTTCCAAACTTCTCGGCCACCTGCAAACTATCACACACAGCTTCATCGTTCTTTAAATACACAAGTTCATTCATCTGTACGCCTTTCTTTAGCTATATCCAAAAATACCATCTTATTCCATCAATTTATTAATTTCTCACCGCTTCCTCACCGCTTCGAGCAAATATATCGATGTTAATCGACAGTTCAAGCACTCCCGGTTCTCGCCGCCTTTTTGACCGTTCTTCACTGCTTCCTCACGGCTTCATTCTCAACAACACTCCTTAAAATAGTGAAATAGCTCCTTGAACCGTAGGTTCGGCAGCAGGATTTTTATTAAATGCCAGCATCACCGCTTCTACTGTTTTATCGGCTCATTTAGCCTTTTTATCTACTCTCCCTTACAACTTTACCTCAAGCACTTTGCAATCGTTTCTTGCCCTGTTTTATCCTTGTGTTGCTGTATTTTCAGACCTGTTCTGTTTCAGTCTTTCTCCCATCTGCTGCCGCTGGTCCTCTGTGTACTGCCTTGGCGGAGAAATCCGAAGCCAGGATACTGGAACATGAGCACAAATGCTTCCGTCCTCGTTATCCGCAATGATCCGGCAATCTTCTGGGTGCTTCTCTGCCAGCTTGCGGATTGCAGACTTATACCGGCCCTGTGAGAATGATAAAGTTGCTCTGGTACCGTTGGTCATAAATTCAATTACATTTTCGTTACATCCATCCATAAAAACCTCCTTTTCGTTTTGTTCGATAATATTTACAGTCTTATTTTTCGGGGTTCGCTCGGGCTTCGTTCTAACGCACTTTACTCTTTTAGGGACTCCGAAATCTCCGAATATCTACGCGCGTAATCGTGTCAACAAACTCCTTTGCGTGCGTAATCGCGTCCACGAATCCCCATACTCCCGACATTTTTTGTTTAAAAATCCATCAATTTGTAATCATCTTTAATATCATCAGGTAATCCCTTAAAAAGAAAATTCTGAGGCATTCTTCGCAGTACTCCAACAATTTCAAATCGCTGTTCACTCTCCAACATAGTTTTTATTTCTGGATATTCTTCAACATTCTTTGTATACCATGACTTCTGCTGTGGCGGAGAATACCGTGGATCATCACGCACATACAGGAACAGCCACTCTATACACAGGCTCATTGTAAATTGAACATGCAACCCACATTCGTAATAATATTGAGCTATCATTAATGCATCATGAAGTGTAGTTGTTATCCGCTCTGGTTCCTGATAATTTCCCTCTGGATAATATTTCACGATACATTCATCTTTCATAAAACTCCATGGAGCAATGGACACAAACGGAGCATGATCTGCCTGAACCGCCATTACCATCTGAGCTCTTTGGTATAAAGCATCAAGCCTTTTAATCAACGGACTTCCCATGATTCACCACCACCTTTAAATATGCAAATCCTTTGTCTGTTTCTTCGTCCCATTATGCCCCTGTGATTTCTTTCTGGCATTTTCCCTTTTGCAAGCTCTCAACCACTGATGCAACTCCGGCACGCTTGTAGCCCTTATCGTTACACGCTTATTTCTTCTCGGCATTTAATACTCCTTCCTCTGGCAAACGTGGAATATTAAGAATGATGGTCGTTACAACGCTATGCTTCTGCTGAAATTCAGCCAATTTCTTCTCATTGTAAATACCATCTTCGCCCAATATTGTATAAAGTCTTTCCTTTCCGGGAACAGGCTTTACCATGATCAAGTGAATAGTATCTGCTTTCTTTTGCAATAGCATAGCCCGTTCTTCTGCTTGCTTTAATCTTGCTTGTATATTCATTATGTCCGCCTCCGCTGTGATTTCTGCTCCTGTTCTACTCGTGACATCAATTCTTCCATAGCTTCCAGACGTTCAATCATATCTACATTCTTTGTCCACTGAGAGCACTGTGACAATGCTGCATTAGCCGCGTTCACTCTGATCTGTGCCGGCACTTCCGTATCAGTAGCCGTATTGACCAACACTGCTGCACATTCTCCAAGTTTTCCCTGCAGGTATGCAATCGCTCCTGTTACGGCCTCGTTTCTTGCCTCAGAATACTTACGCTGGAAGCTGTCTGAATGAATCACAGTATAAATTGTAGGTCTGGGAATCTTCGTCTTTTTGGATATCTCACTTATATTTGGACACGTTAAAAATGCCTGTACTAATATGTCCTCACGTGCTTCTGCTGATATACCTTTTGCCATAGTAATCACCCCTAACTAATCAATGATATTTTCCAATACATAAAAACAGACGGTTTTGACAGGTTCTATTCCAACCTTTAGAACGGATATCTATTACATGCCTTTAATGCCGCCCGGAACACTGCCAGTGTTTTCTTCCGGTATGCATAGAAATCTTTATGGCAAAGAGATATGACTCTACCGTAAGCCATTCTGTCATAGCTCATTCCAATTACGATGCAACAATAAAGTTCATCAGAAACACTCGGATACACTTCTGCTGCGCACTGTAACAACAATATTTTGTCCCTCATTTCAAGCTTTCGACAAAACTCATTAAATTTCTTATCTTCTTCCTCTGAAAATCCATAATCTTCATAAGTTGCTTCTCTTGTAAGCATTCAATCACTCCCTGCATTCTCCCTGCCACGCTTTCTGCATGACAGGGAATTGTTTTATGCCAATTCAAACGGATTTCTTCCGCTTGTGCTGCGTCTTAATTTTGCTTCCTCAATAATTTCGTCAAATACTGTTCTACGATTAATCTGAGCAGTAAAACGATAATTTCCACTACTCTGCTGTCCACCAGATTCCTCTCGAACAATCTTTCTGAGCAGTGCTTCTGGTGTTTCAATGTTATTGCCCTGTTTCTGGTCACCAAGGACAGCCAGAAATTCACTTCTTGGTGGAATGACCGCACCTTTAGCCAGATACGGAATTGTATTTACCCTTGGCAAACTCATATTGTAATAGCCCCATCTCCGGTTACCTGTAGGACCCGTTACATCATAAGAAAAGCTGAATGCTCTTTCGATTCCAGACAGAGAACTATTAATATTTCCTATCGTGCTGTTTACTTTTCCAACAACATTATTCAATGTCCTTGTGATTCCACTGGTTGCATTTGAAATTCCATTTGCCAGATTGTTTCCCATCCTCGTTCCGATAGACTTCATCTCACGTGCTAGCCCTTCCAGGCTTCTTTCTGTATTCCGGATCATCTCAGAAATTATCTGTGCAATACGTTCACCGGCCCATTTCCATTTATTGGTCATGGTATTGTACTGACCGGAGAAATGGCTATCTACTGTCTTCTGCATCTCTCCAAGCTTCAGATTTGCATGCTGCTTCATCTGATCAAGGTTCTTATCCACCTCCGCTGCTGAATTGCCCCAGTTTGTCACTGTTGCTGTGTTCACCCCGCCGGAAGCGTCCTCTGCTGCTTTCTGGAGTCCTGCCAGATTCGTTTCTGCATCTGTCTTCATCTTTCCCGTAGAAGTCGTTACTGTCTGCTGCGCACCAACAATATTTTTGTCTACGCTGGTCTTTGTAGCCTGTACTGCATTCGGGAAGACCTCTGAGAAAATTCTTGCAGCAGTCTCAGTATTTCCGCCCATATTCTTAACTGCTGCCATGACGTTGTTATATGCATCCTGTGCAGTACCACCAGAATCCACTGTTCTTTCCAGTGCGTTCAATAACTGTCCCTGTTCATCCGTTCCAAGATGCATCTGATTTGTCAAATTTCCAATAACAAGTTTCAGATCATCGTAAGATTTCTGAGCACTCTGGCTTCCAAGATTAATCTGACTTGCCATGTTGGTTGTATCACTGCCGAGTGTTTTAATGGATTCTGACAGGATATCAAACATATCCTCTGTAATGAGCCCCTTCTGTCTCAATGTCTCGAATGCCTGTGTTGCCTGCTCAGATGTCACGCCCATTTCACCCAGCTTATCAATAAGTTTCTGCGTTGCACTGGACTTTTCCTCAGCAGTCATTCCCTCTTTCTCAAGAGACTCTTTCAGATTCCAGATTTCTGTTGCAGAACCGGATATGATATCGCCACGCCGCTGTAATGTCTGAATGAAATTGTCCATGGTATTTCCAAATGTACCACCAACACCATTACCACCCTGCATGGTCTCCACCATTTTTGCCAGTTCAGAAGTAGCTGCGGCTGCCGCAACACCCACACCGGCAATCAATCCTGCAGTGCCTACCAGTGGCGCAATGGCTGATGCAAGAGAAGTAAAGCTTCCTGCCGCGCCTTTTACTGCATTGCCTAAAAGAGTAGTCAGATTACCGGACAATTCTCCGATTGCTTCGGATCCGATCAGTTTCTTTCCAATTGCCTTTAGTAGTAATTTTACGAGGGCACTGATTCCCGTGATATCTGCAATCTTCACTGCAATAAACGCTTTACCAAGAAAAGCAGCTATCTTACCGGCTGTTCCGCTCGCCTCCATGCCATCAAACAGGCCTCCAAGCGATTTGACAACAGCTTTTATCACCTGCTTCAGGTGTCCAAGCCAGTCAACTTGTGTCAGCATATCTCCGACACCTTTTCCAAAAGCCTCCCAGTCTGTCTTTTCTGCCATATCCACTAGGGATCCACACAGATTGTCCAGAAAGGCTTCCAACTTACGTCCATTCGCTTTCCAGTCAAATTCCGATACAAAGGTATTGATACCACCGGCAATGTTATTTACCAGCTCTGACCAGTCAAAACGCTCTGTAAAGCTGTACAATGATGTGAATGCACCATTTAATCCGGTTGCCAGTGTATCTCCGATTTCTGAAAGGGAAAAGCTTGATACAGCACCATTCAGGCCATCCGCAACCGCCTGTCCAATTTCCTTATACGGAAGGCTGTGGACCATTCCGTTAAAGATATTCCAGGCAATCATGAACCTGTTTCCTATGAGCTGTCCAAGATTGTTCCAGTTGACTTCCCGAACAAAGCCGGCGATTCCGGTTGCAAATTTCTTACCAAGGTTTTTCCAGTTGATTCCTGTAATCAGGAGATTCAGCGTATTTACAATCGTGTTGATACCGGCACCAACCGTCCGCCCCATCAAATCCCAGTCGATGTGATTTACCAGACTGTTAAATGTTCTGGTAAATGCATTACAGAATTTTGTTATTTTGGGTCCAACCTTTTTCCAGTTGATAGCATCATAGACTTTTTGAAGTCCTTTATTTATTCCACTGGCAATATAAGCTCCAAGACCTTCCCAGTCTTCCGATTTAATGAGCTTCTTGATTTTATCCGCAATTCCTTTAATACTATTTGCAATCGGGACCGTTTCAAACATCTGTCCCGGTGTAGGTGCTTTGTATCCACCGGAATCATCTGTTCCTGCACTCCCACTGGTTGAAGCTTTGTGCACCTCATCCAACGAAGAAAGATAGCTTTTTGTCTGCTTCGATGCCTTTTTCGCATTCTTCGAGGTCTTATCAAGACTTGCAGCATAATCTTCCTGCACTCCAACGGCTTTTACAAAAGTATCCTGTCCGGTTAATGCTACTGCAAACATTCCCACATAAGTGATTGCCCTGGAAATCATATCAATAAATCTTGACATGATCGGAGCTACCACGGTGAGAACAGGTGCAAAGGCTGTAGCAAATGAGTTTTTCAGCCTCGTCATGCTGGACATTAAAGAGGAGATTGCTGAATTGGTACTATTAGAATACTGTGCCAGATTTTCAAATCCGGTCTTCACACCATCACTGACAGCACTTATCGCCCGGAATACCCCTGAAAACAGCAACGACATTCCCAGCATTCGGGAAAGACTCATTCTCGACCGATTTGTCTGTTTGTTCAGATTAAACATGTTCTCTACAGCTTTTTTCATCGCTGAGACCATGCTCTTAATCGAGGAACTGGCACTTCTCAATGCCGATCCCATATTTTTTACAACCATACCTACACGGGCAGCAGCCTTTTGAAGATTCTGCATAGCATGTGCCAGCCGGCTATTTTTCTGTCGGTATTCCTCAACCTTGTTTTTCAGATTATTGTATGATAAATACAGCCTTCCATTTATACGTTCCAGCTTCTGCGACTCCGTATTATACTTCTCGGCTGTATCCTTATACGCATCTGTTGATGTAGGATCCACATAGGCCCTTCCAGTTGCCTGCATCTCTTTCTGTTTCCGCTGTAACCGGTCAATATCTGCCCAGATACCGTCCATCTGTTTGTCAAGTTCCTTAAGCGGTGCAGAATCTATCGAAAAGCCCATGTCAAGCCATTCACGCTGTTTCGCTTCTATCTTTTCAAACTCATCTTCCAGAGCTTTCATATCGTCTTTGAGCTTTTTATATTCTTCTGTCTCGATCTTGACCTTGCTCAGTTCTTCGAGCTTTGATTTTAGCTCTGATACTTTACGTTCCTGCTTCTCGTAGTTCTGATACAGGTCTGTTATCGCTGTTATCTGCCTCTGGAAAGAACTTTTTGCTGAATCGCCCATCTTCGATACCTGTGCGGATATTCTGGTCACTCCAGCCTTTACAGCGTTCATTCCTTTCGACACACCGCCGGTATCTATTCTGGTATCAATGATAATTGAACCATCTGCCATGTTATATCTGCCTCCAAACTATTTGAGGTTAAGCATCTCATTCAGCGTGTCCTTGTACGCTTGCTCTTCTTCGCTGAGACGTGTTTTTATGTCAATAATATTCTTGTTTTCTTGATAAAATTTCTTTTCCCATTTGTCGAGCTTTTCGCCCTTTGCCTTTTTTGACCGGATTCCAACAACTGTATTGAACAGGCATTCACCGGATTCCATGAAATATCCGAAAAACGTCCACCAGTGCATGTATGGAACGGCTCTGATTTCTTTTCCGGCAACCTTGTTTACAGCCGGTACAATCATATCTCCGTCCTGTTCCCAGTCCATTAAACGGGGCTTTGGTCTGTTCGGGGCATCATCAGTCTGTCCACAGTCAATAAATTCACAGGCTTTCTGACATGCTTCTGTCAGATCTTCAAAAGGAATATTCTGCCACTCTTCATACAAGATCTGTAACATAATAAATGTTTTTGCCTGTTGATCTAAATCTGGATCATTCATAGCAATAAGAATGTCAATAATTGCTCTAAAATCTGTTCTGATAGTGTAAGCCACCCCATTAATATTTAATGAGGTGGGCAGTTCATAAGCTCTCATCCAGTATATTTTTCAGTGTACTTTTTCATCCGCTCCTGCTGCGCCTTTTCTCTGGCATCCAGTTCTTTTTCGATGATTCCACCGATAACAGTAATAATCTGTTCTGCGAACATTTCTCCGCTGTCGAGAATGGTAAACGGACTGGTAATCTTGAAGAAGCTCTCTGATACAGGAGCACCAAACAACAGGTCAATCTTCTCCCCGGCTTCCTTTTCCAGATCTGGAAGAATTTCCTCAAAATCTTTGTCCTTAATCCTTTCGTTAATTCCAGTAAAGAAAGCTGCTGCCTCTTTGTATCTCTTTAAAATCCCGGCATCTGACGGAATAAATCTGAACACGCCCAGATCATTTCCGTCTTGATCAGTAATCTGGTATGTCTTCGCACCGGTCTGAACCACTACTTTTTCCATTAATCCTCACCCTCGCTTTCCTGTTCTTCTGCTTTCAGCTGTTCTTCCAGCTCGTTAAGTTCTTTGATATTATCCATGCATTCAATTGCTTTATCCGCTGTAGCTTTCATGGAATTACGTACCTCATCGCTCTGCACGAAATCCGCATAAAGTTCTCCAATGTTCCCAATCGCATTAGACAGAGAGCTAAACACGCCCTTCTGCAATCGCATTCTTTCCATGTGCAAGCGTTTCTGATCTGAAATCTGTTTCTTTCTTCCCATATCATTTTCCTCCGTTCTGCCTGTCATAAATAGCCGCCAGCTCACATACAATCACAAATAACAAAAGTGCAATAACTACCACAAAAACCACCTCCGAAACAATGAAATATTACCTGTTACATATATTTTACCATCAAACCTGACCACAGTTGTGGTACATGTTTGCCCCATCTTGCACCATTAAGTCTGGCATGATATGATACATCACAAGGGTGACCGCCCTCATTGCTCTTTCATACTGGCAGCAGGATTACTTCTTTTGGATTTCGTTTCTAAATCCCTGACAACAGCACAAAGAAGGTCCTCACACAACCGAGAATGATGATAATTCTTCCGTAACACTTCTAATTCTTTCATCATTCCCTGCCAGTATGTACCATCTTCAGGTCTGCCCGGAGGATACAGCCTTTTGTATAACCTCCAGCAACACGTGAAGATGTCATATATATGCTTTAATTCTTCTTTATCGTTCACTGGTTACTCCTCCGGCATGATATACGCTTTTTCTCCTGCTGCATACTTTTGAAACATATCATTCAACACTTCTTTTGCTCGTTCTGGACTTGCATATTCCGCAATACCAAATTCACCCTCACAAATACGGTTCTTACTTACATAACTGATATACGTCATTTTGAAATTTAAAATTCGTGTTTTATCCTGTGTCATGATTTTCATAATTATTGTCCTTTCCGGCGGTAAGCCGCCTATAAAATCCATTACAAAAGATTTAAAATCCTAAATGTGCAAAATGTGCAAATAGAATGTAAATATATATAAGAGTATTTTTTTTTACCTTCACATACTAAATGCACAAACTGCACATTTTAATAAAATTAAGAAAATGGTGTATCAAAATTCCCATCAACAGGATGAAAAGTTTCATCTACAAATGAATAACCTTTAATAACATTCTTAACAGTTTTTCCTGTAACGGTTCCTGTTTTACTCAATAGATTCTTTGTTTTTAATTCTTCGTAAAAAGATGTTCGTCCGTCAACTCCCAGTCCACAGTCATTGCACCACTGGGAGTATTTCTCATAAACATCCTTGGCCGCTAAATTCTGATCTGATTTTTCAAGACACTCTGAAATGAATTTTCCAATCTTGTCTGAGTCCTCGCTATACTCATGCGTAGCAATCTGCACAGCTGTAGGCGGCTCTAGTCCCTCTTTACGGTATAATGAAAGTCCCTGTATGCACCAGTTCAAAATACCATCTATCTCCTGCTGTAACTGTTCCTTTAAATGTTTGTTTTGCTCTTTCTCTGTGAAATGGCGTTCAAATGGAACAACCTTAACACGATTACTGCTAAATACTGTTTTATCACTGATAACTGGTAAATAATTGCTGTTCAAAATCAATTTAAATTTGGGTTTAAATTGAAATTCGTTCTCATGTAAAAACCTTGCAGATACGGTATCCCGACCGGTCAGTGTTTTCACTAGCGAAGAATCAAATAGCATTCGCCGTGGTGGTTCAGATGCTACCACAAACCTTGTTCCTGCCAGTTTTGCGATATCTGGCGAAGCTGTTCTGCTATCCTTATTTACCTTGATCGCCAATGATTCCGGGGAAATGGTAGTTGCGTAATCACCAAGAAGATATAGCAATAATTCTGTGATTGTACTTTTACCATTTCGTGTAGTAGCTCCAAAAAATATGTAAAATTCTTCCTCGCTTGTATCACCTGTCAAGAATCTGCCGGACATTTTTTGAAGATACTCGATTTTTGAGCTATCACCCTGCATAATCTCATTAACGGTCTTTTCCCATAACGTACAAGTGGCAGCAGGATTGTAATTTGCATTGCATATCTTCGATAAGAGTAAATCCGCTTTATGCTCTAACTCTTTTGGCTGATCTCCTGATAGATCGAGGACGCAATTTTTGCAATTAAGAAGAAAATCATCTTTATCAAGTTCCGTGTTATCAAAGAAATTCAAATCTTTTGCATCTGTAACCATTACATTTCTACTTCTATAATTCATCATTCCGGCGGCATACTTGATATAGGACTGTCTCTTATCGTCTGGCAAAGATACCGTAACAGAATAACGTACAAGTGCGTCTGCAAGTGTTTTAGCATTTCTTTTTAGCTCTCATACCTTCCTGATCGGCTACCCAACGTGTACCGTCATAATACATCCAATCTTTTTTGGTTGGATTATAACGACTAACATCCATAAACACAGTTGCGAACAAATCGGCGCTCCCCCTGTCGTTCATTGGAAATCGCTCTACTGCATTAAGTTCGTTTAATTTCTTCAAAACTTCGTTCACATACTTATTGTCATTCTCATTCATGGCATTGAAGTTATTATAGTAATGACTGTTAACTTGCCAATCTCTTTTAAGCGCCGGAAAAACAGCTTTTTCAAGTTCTTTCTCTTTTAAAGGAGGGTTACAACGTTTTTCATTCTCTACTCTAACTGCTGCCTTAATCGCATCATCATCAAGCCCTTTAGTACGTAAACTCGCAATTAGTCTAACTATAGTATCTACCCTTTTCCCTCTGGAATTAGCTCTGGCACTTTAAAGTTTGTTTTATGCTCAGAATCTCTTCTCTGTTTTTCACCTTTTAAAAAATCATTAACTATATTATCTACCTGCGCTATTTCATATTCTTCCGGTCCTTGTTCCCATTCATAAATATTGCCATTAGGGTGTACACTAGGTGGTGCTACAATATATCCCCCTTCACCCCTAATATCAACCCCCTCGTAAAGCCCTACTCTATTAGAATGTACAATAGCGTCTTTATAAAAATAATGGTAGCCACCTCTACCCGTTATGCTCTGCCAAGTTTCTGGAAGTTTCCCATGCTTATTTTGCCAATCTCTTAATACATCATACCCGTCAATCCCTTTATTTTTGTCAACATCCAAATCAATTACGACTAAACCGCTTGATTTGTTCCCAGTTGCGATGCCGATATTATACTGGGGGTTTTTGTCCCACCATCGTTCTATCGTTGTTCTCTCTGTTGTCGCCACTTTGCAACCACCTACAACTGCAGGCACTTTATCTCTGCAAACCAGTGGGAAAACTGCCAGTCCCATTTCTGCATAATGCAATGCCCATTCCTTCATGTTTTTCGCTTCTGCCGCCAAATATTCCACCACCTTATTCAGAATACTCTGCGATAATGTACTTATAAAATTTCTCTGGATTTACTCTCACAGTCCGCCCGATTCGGATTATTGAATTCGACTCTTTTGCCAGCCGCATAACTGTATTGATCCCAAGATTACTATCTTCTGCCATTTGCTGATAAGTAAAAAATTTCCCCTGAGGATTATTAGATTTTAATGGATTCATAAATTATTCTCCTTCCGTTCAATCAATAATTTCAGTTATATCTGTGTTTAAAGCTGTAGCAATACGTCCTGCTACAATCGGAGTCACATTCTTGCTGTTCAGAATCACATTCAATCTTCCCCTACTTACTCCTGCCCTCTTTGAAATTTCCGTCTTTGTCACTGCTTCTCTCGCCATAGCAATTTCGAATTTCATCTTATTAATCGTCATTTAACTACCTCGCTTTCTTTAATCACTATTGTGTTTACACAATATCACTAATGTGTTTTAATGTCAATAACAAAAGTGATTGTCAAACACATTTTGATGTGATATAGTACTATCAAAAGGTGGTGAACAAAATGTTATATTGTAAACATCCAAATAAATTAGCTCAACTCCGTCAAAACGCTCATTTATCTCAAAAACAGTTAGCTCAAAAATTAGGTGTATCGCAAGCATCCATTAACTATTGGGAGAATGGTCAACGTACCCCTTCTGTTAAAGCAGCCCAAAAAATATCAGATTATTTTAAAATGCCAATATCTGAAATATTTAGCCCATACAAAGAGGAAATTAACATCACCAATATTGTTAACGCTGCTGAAAAGTTTGCAACTTCACGGAAAACTAATGATGATATATCATCCATTATTTTTACTTCAAAAGAATACTCTATGCAGGAACTTCAAAGTATACAAGACTATGCCTCCTTTCTAAAATCGCAACGAAATCTTAAATAGTCACAAATCGTAGAAAATTTGTCTATATTAGTTTTGTGTTATAACCATTATCTTCGTCTGGTATTATCGTACATTATCTTTTGCAGTTTTATAAGTCCTAAACAATACACGTTTAAAGGAGTTTTGTATGAGTAACGGTTTTAAAAACACGTTTGGTCAGAGATTAGAATATCTCATGCAAGCATCGGGAATAGAAATCACTAAAAAAGGAGCTAATGCTGAACTTGCAAGAAATATGTTATCAAAGGGATGTCTCCCTTTTTACGTTAACAGTGATTTTAAAAAGAGTTGTGAAAGTGCTCGAAGCCGAATTGAAAATCACAGAAAAACTGATTTTGCTACCAGCATAGAAGGTAAATGGTTAAAGGCCTATTGCGATTACTTTAAATGTAGTGCAGATTATCTATTTGGATATATTGATTACCCCAGTCACATTGAGACAGATATAGCCTCTGTAACTGGTCTAAATTCTACTGCAATTAAAATATTGGAAAAATGGCATCATATTGGTTCCCTTAAAGGGCAAGATTATTCATGGGCGCGCAATTGTACGCGTGCTATCAATGATTTGTTGGAGGAAGATATCTGGTTCTCGCATGAAGTTTTACTTCCAATTGCAGATTACTGTGTTAAGCGTCATCGATATGAAGAACCAGCTCTTTCAGATCATGAGCGGACTAAAGCATTAAAAGATTTCCGATTAGCTCTTTTTACTGCAAGTGAAGGCCTAATCTCCTGCATAAAAGCCATTTATAAGAAAGAAAAATAAAAAAGCACCCAATACCTCCTGCTTCCCCTTAAGTAGATCCGGTTATTTACCTTGTCTACTTAAGAGGCATCATGTCATAAGGCATTGAGTGCTTTGTTGTATGTTTGATATTTTGTTTTGTATTGCATGATACATCAAAATAAGCTTTGATTATTCATTTTCCTGCATTGCACTATACACAATCATTTGAATAGACTTATAGAATTCCTCCAGAAACGTAACCCCTACATGTTGTGATTTCTCATAAAAATAACGCCAATCTATAAAGGCCTTATTTATTTCATTTAAATCCTCATTTAACTTTTCTTCATTATAATCTTCATCCACTTTCGTCATGCTAACTAATAAAACCTGAGAGATCTCACAACGATGACCTTCTTCTAATTGTTGGTATAAAGTTTTCAATTTATGTTCTCGTTCAATATTTTTTCCTTCAATTTTTAACAACGTTTTTAGTCCAATTTCACAAGCAAGGCCTTTCAATACAATAGATGGTATAATCATTGCACATTCTTCCTTTGAACCGTCATTTGCCAAAGCACTTTTAGCAATATCACCTAAATAATTTGATGCTCTTGCAAATATTTCCATTCCACCTTCCATACTTTTCTTTTTATCTATGTCATTCATTTTTCATTCCTCCCGTATACATTTTCTTCCATCATACTTCCAATTCTGCTATAACACAATAGATTATAATTCGACATTTTTCGACACATCAAAGCCGCGCTTTCATGCAAAAAGAGCCGGAACCTGTTACAGCTCCAGCCCATTTTAAGACATTATAGCATCCCTCATAAAGCTCTTATTGTATCGAAAGTGGCAACCAGCTATTTAAATAAAGACAATAAAGCTACCTCCCTAGTCGCCATTTTCTTTTCTTGCAAATAAATATCCACTTAACGTAAATAGTAAAGTCTTAATTACTTCAATAATAGAATTGGTCGTCTCACTTGTCTTTCCAAAAAGAATTGTAGCAACTGTATCTATTATAAAAATTATTCCCAAAAAACTAAACAACCAACAATAAGTTTAAAAGCCGAAAAGTATCTTTTTTCTTTTCTATCCTTATCTTTCTCAGCCAGTCTTTTCGCTTTTAGGTCTTCATCTATTTCCGGGGAATCATCTAAAGGTTCATCTATTTCTTCGGTTGGTTTTCCATATAAAAAATCCTCATCTGTATTCACGCCGAAACAAACACCTCTTCCTCTTTAATATCCGCAATTGATAAATAAGGCTCTTGTCTTTTTGCTGCTTTATACCAAGCAGTTCCCTTTTTATGTGTCATCGCCGATAATGGAATCCCATCATATAATTTATATTTATCCCATATCGCGTTAATGCACTCTCTGAAATCAGCTGCTTTTTTTTCATTTACAATCAAAACAGACCCATTCTTTTCTTTAGAATAGCGTTTTATAGCATTTCCGCCAAATTCCTTAAATTCATCATATATGCTCCTTACTACCGGGCCATATTTCCACACTTCAAATCTATCCTGAAACAATATTTTATCTGTATCCTGATAATATTTCTTGTAAATTAAATAGACAAGCTTTTGTAATTTCATAGGAGTAATATCAATATCTTCTGAAAATCCCCGCTCCAATACATTGTTTGCAACATTTAATGCGGTTACCATATCATCGCCTCCTATCTTTTATCAATCTTTATCTATATTTATAATATACCATCCATTATATAAAATGTCAATCTCGTTGTCGAACATTTGTTCTTTTTAATTTTAAATACATCATTCTTGTTTCAATAAAGGTCTTATCTATATCTTTGCATATCTACATTTCCTAAATATAAGAAAAGCCCCTGTATTCAAGCAACCAAAGGTCTTTCTTTTTTCGTCCACATGAGACTAGCCATTTTTTTGCTAATGGCAACCATAACATATTTATTTCTATAAGAAGACAGCATACCTACTTTCCAATTTTAATAATTTTGCATTAAACTGCATCAAATAATTTTACCCCTTCTCTTTTCACATTCGCATAAAACGGGTATACATCAACCCAATTCTGGAAGTGCTGCTGGCTTTTTGCTATCGGTTTAATGTCAAGGTCATGGTCCATGTTGAAGTCAAAAGTTTCTTCTGACAGCTCATGACGATACTGTTTAATATCTATGTCTGACAAGTCCAGGAGAATCATTATATCGATATCAGAATCTGCCTTATAATCTCCTCTTGCATAGGATCCATATAAAATTACTGTCTTTAAATGACTTCCATATATCTTCCGTAATATTTCAGTATACTGATCTAACAGCATTTTTATCGTTACCGGCACGCTGTTCTTTTCTTCGATATCTTTTTTATTTTTCGCCATAAAATCCTGTGTCAGCAAGCTCAACCCATTTCAGATACATTTCTTTATAATGTTCCTTAATGAACGCTCTGATTTTTCTTACTTCACGATCAGTCAGACTTCCTTGTTTCTCCAAAGTTGTATCACCATCATTTTTGACAAAAAACTTCGCTGATCCTGCTTCTGTCAGTTTTCTGTCGCTGGCATGAACATGCATGGCCTCGATCACACAGCTTGCAGTATAATACAGATAATAACCGCACACTTTGAATTCATAGTATTTCGGCAT